GTTCGGTTCTTGTGTAGTGTTTCGCGTCAAATCCACGAAGCTGTATTATAAGCTGGTTTTCTTTTGCCATAGTTATTTTCTTGAAAAATCGCGTTTAAGCGCGTTTCTTTCCTTTTGCGTTAGTTTGTATGTCCGAAAGGTAGAAACGCGCACAAATCAAAGAAAAGCGTATTATTTTAATACGTAGCTAAAGCTAAATAGTCGGTTCGTTCTGATAATAGCTATTTTCCCGATCTTCTTCGTTAATTATAGCCTTTTCTTCTTCGTCCACGTTATCCGCCCATCCCAAACGCTGAATAGTGGCGCGTCGGCTTGCAATCTGCTTGTTTCCGTTTGCTGATGTAAGAATGTTTATCTTACTAAGTTCGTCTTCGATGATGTAAGGTACTATTTCGGGTTCTATTATTAAATTGTCGCAAGCCTTAGACCATTCCAAATGCGCTTGTTTGAAGAAGGCTTTTAGTACGTTTACCCTTCGCTGCAAATAGTCTGAAAATATTTCGCTTTTATCCTGCACCTTTAAATGTGCGTCCATGAAAAGGAGTTGTAAGGCTACGCCGGAAATAGCACCTATTCCTTTGACGGTATCAAACGAGATGTCGGGCGTTTGCGTAATGGTGTAAATCATGCGCAGGAGTGTTTCTATTTCCAGCTTAACACTTTCGGGCGCGTTTTGCCATGCCAAATATTGCGCGGTAGCCCCGTTTTCCCCTTCAATGATAGCCCCGGCTTCCCCTTTCCGGGCAAATCCTATAACCTTTCCTTGTACGAAAATCTTAGGGCTGGCGTGGTAGTCGTTCGTGTCGGCGAAGTTGGAAAGCAGCTTTTCCAATCGGTCTATAAGGCTTTGAACGTCTTCCCATTCTACTTGTGGCTGGCAGGCATAAATAACGGGTATCTTTCCTATTGTTAATTCTTTCGGGAAGCCTTCTACCAGAGTCCAATTTTTACCCGCTACTTCCCCGTCCAAACCGTCGCAACACCATAAATAGTGTTTGTCTTTCGTATAGGTTTCAAAGTAGGTACGTGTAATCATATCCCGGTCTTTGCGCGTAAATTGGCGACTAAACGCAACCATATCGCGCGTGTCGTCAAAGTAGGGGTAAAGCCTATCGCCAAACATCGGGCTGAATATGGCTACCTTAAATTTTTTCGTAGTTTTGAAGCCGTAGGTTTCGTGTTCAGGCACTTCTACCGGATACCAAAGTTCGGCTACTTCTGTCGTGCTGTAAAGGCTTCGCGCTATCCGTCTGTTAAGTGTCTTTTCCTTAACGTCGTGGAAAGCTCGGTTTATAGCCTTCAAAAGAGCTTTTTCGTCTTCCCCTTCCGGGTTACTTCCATAAGTAACCGGGTTGCCGAATGTGAAAGCTACGGCGCGTTTTACTATCAACTTTTGAATAGCTAATGCTATACGCGCTACGGGTTCTATTCTGAACCCTTGTTCCGTAGTCTGTTCTACGTTCGGGTTCACGTTTTTGACTTCGCCGTATTCGTCGCTGTCCTTATCAATTACTACAAGTTTGTCCGGTCGCTTTTGCGTGTCATTTATATCGTGCAGCTTAGGGTCGTACTGCGCGACGTGTTCCTTTGTGTTCGGTTCTACACTCAAACGTCCGTTTCTCAATTCACTAACGACTTTGCTAATGTCTTCGCTTTGTAATAGTTCTTCTATTGTCATAGCTGTAAATATTTAAGTTATCGAAATATTCTATTAAGTTTTTGGGGTTGGCTTCCGCGTTTCTCTATCGTTCCCGTCAATGCGTCCGGCGCGTCGTCGTGTGCGTTCTTTCCGGTCTTCTTGTATTGGGTTATCGCTTTATAGAACTGTGGGAAAAGATGTTCCCAACCTTTCGGGAAGTAAGTAAGGTTCTGCACTTCCGCCGAGTGGTTGAATATGCGCACTTCCTTGTTTTCTGATTGGTGGAACCACGTAAAGGAAGTTTCCCGGTTGCCTAATATGCGGCATTGCGCTTCAACGTTCCGGGAGAAGCCGCGCCCGCCATTGTTGCTTTCTATTATGGCTTCTTCTACCTTATACTTGGTAAGCCTGCGCGCTGTTTCCGGTTCGGTTGTTTCCATTGCTGCCTGTGTATAGTACACGTCAATAATGAAGTTTCCTATTTCCGTTTCAAGGTAGATAATACAGCAAAGAAAGTCCGCGCCCGTATCTGCCGTATCTATGTAAGCTTTAATCTTTCGCTTCCGGGTAACGGGCTGTACCTCGTAAGTCTTAAATTCACGTTCGTACATAAGCCCGGTTAATGGTGTCGGGTTCTGCATGTACTGGGTATCAAAAACGTAAACGTTCTTCTCACGAAGGTTATATAGTTCTTGTAGCGTATGTTTGAACTCCCATAACGCGTGTTCTTTTCCGTCTTCGCCCGTTTCTATTACCGGAAGGCTTAATACCGTCCATTCGTCCGGTTCAAGGCGTTGCAAATAGCCGCAAAGGTCGTCTTCGTCCAACCTTTGCATAATAATTATTATCGGGGTCTTTCGGCTGTTTACGCGGTTTCGTATCGTTGTTTCAAACTTATTGTTTACTTTCTCGCGAACTTGTGCACTACGTGCGTCGTCCGGCTTTATGGGGTCGTCTATAATAATTGCGCCGCCGAAGCCGTCAGCGTTCAACCCATCAAGCTCTTCAACTTCTTTTGCCAATTCGTCGTTTTCTTCTTCATCAACCAACCCCGCGCCGAAGCCCGTAACCTGCCCGGCGGAAGAAACGGCATACAAGCCGCCGCCCTCGGTCGTGTACCACTTCTTTGTATTGGTGGAAGTCGGTATAGTAGCCGGGAAAATGCGTCTGTATTCCGGTTCGTTTATAATATCCTGCACGCCGCGCGAGTTGTCGCGGGCTAAGTCGTCGGAATAGGAAAGATGAATAAACTTAGCCTTCGGGTTTATAGCCAACCCTTCCGCTATGAAGTTCTTAACCGCTAATTCGGTCTTTCCATATCGCGGCGCAATGTTTATGATAAGGCGCGTAATTTCCCCACAAAGCACTTTATCAAGCGCGGCAGCTATTTCCCTATGATGTTTGCCTATAACAAACTTTCGCTTCTGCCTAATCTTGAAGAAGTACCGCGTAAAGTTTAACGTTCCCTGCAAAACAAAGGTACGTATTACGTCTATATCCCTTATCCCTTTAGCACTCACTATCCAACTTTTTAAATAGTTCCTTAGCTTCTTCTTTCGTCAATGTACGGGCGGGCGGTATAAGGTCTTTGCCGTCCTTCCCGGTAACTTCCGCGTTTTGTCGGTTGCGCCAGCGTTCCGGTTCTGCGTTGGTAAGCGTGAATATTATCGCCGCTGTGTCCGGCTGGAAATGCTTATCTACTGTTTTTTGCTCCTTTATACGCGGTATTTCCTTCCCGTTTACATCGAACTTTCCGCTTCCTACGGTTACTATGTGCTTTTCCTGCACCGTATAGCCTTGTATCTTTTTTAAAAGGCTTCGTTTTGCTTCTGTGGCAAAGAAGGCTAAACGTTTATCTTCTGCCTTTTCTAATGCTTCGCAAAACTCGCTTTTATCATTCTTCCAACGGTAGAAGGTCGCTTCGTCAATGCCAACGGCGCGGCAAAGTTCCGGGACGCTGTAAGTGTCCTTTGCTACAAGTTCACAAATACGCTCTACTATTTTGGGCGTGTATTTGGTCTTTCTGCCTTTCTTTGCCGTATTATTGTTACCTTCTTTAGAGTTCATGGCTTACGTTGTTATTGTGGTAATTCGTCGCTTATATGAAGTTCCCCGAAATCTTCTTTAATGTTTTTCGGGTCGCCTTTGTAGAATACTAATACATCATCAT